GTTTTTATTCTTCGTAATTGAATACCTTAATCTACGTTCTCTTGCGTTGAGTTAAAGAGAAACACATGTGCGTGCACTGATTATTGTAGTTAAATTAATATTGTGAAAACTCTTGTAATTTATTACTATTGAGTGAGTAGCGAACCATATATATTATTATGAATACAAACAATTTAAATAATGAGAATGATATTTTGAACATTGACGTTGATGGTCTTTATGAATGGAGTCCTTGTATTTGGAATAATGATGAAGAGTTTCCTTATGATTGGAAATTATTTGGGGATTTTGTAAATCCTCAAACGCTAATATCTTTAGCTCTTCAATCAGTTGGTAGGAATTGGATGAATTTACCACCATTTTTGGAACATCTTGTATTGGATTTACCTAAACAAAAGGAATATCATTTAGGTTTAAAATCAAATCGAGATACTACTCACGGTTATTATAATTCTTCATATAAAGTAAGATTTTTGATTAATTTTGTTGATAATTTTGATGATAGATTTGATATATTATCTATGTTGCATTTATTTGATAGTGACCCAGATTGGTTATATAATGATCATAATATTACTTTATCTTTTAGTATTAATTCATGTAAAAGATTATTAGTAGAGATGGCGTTTGGTGCAGCTGGTAATAAAGGGTATTTAGGAGATCATTCTCAGAATGCTCTAGGTAAACCATTTTATAGGTATTTAACTAATTTTATGAAAGATTTAGCCTTGATGGCAATATGTAAAGATTATTCAGATTTCAAGAAGGCGTTATTATTGGCTCAGGGAATCGAATCTAATCCAGGTCCCGCTTCAGTTGATTATGCTAATTTCGCTAGTAAACAACCAAGTTATTATAATATTATAATTCATCAGAAAGTTAATGTTTTAGAAGATAGCTCACTAATGTGGTCTATTCGTATTGAGGTAGAATGTGATAAGAAGATATCTAGTTCGGTACATACTGGAATGAGTAAGAAAATAGCATATGAAGAATGTTATGCAGAGATCTTAAGAAATTTACAAACTAAAGACTTTGGAGCTTTACATGATATGGAGGATGTTTTAGAATGTTTGAAGATTCGATTTAAAAG